CTCCACTTTGGACATACGTATGTGATTGGAAAAATGGTGCAGTAAAACTAACCGTTTGAGCTGGTGTTCCATCACCCCAATCTACTTTATAATCGGAAAACTGTAAGTAATTTAATGAGTTAATATCAGATGTATTATAAAAATAATACTCATATGGATTTAGAGTTGTTGATGAAAATAAAAAATTAGTCATTACATCTTTCTGTAAAACAGCTCCATCAAACGTTGAATAATACCCAATATCTATACAAGTTTCAGATAAAAATATTGGGATGGTTAACCCTGTTAATAATGAAGTTCCATTTGTACCTCCTGAAAGTATTTCAGTCATTGACGAATACACATAGGTTTGACCTGTGTAATACTTAGTTACAGCACTTGTGAAAATGTCACAACAAATCTCAATATCAAATTCTTCATTATAAGAGTCACCAGTAAAATTAACTAAGAATATATCTCCATTAATTACTTCAGGGGATATTCTTATATTATATATTCTATCATCCATTATGGGTTAACATATTCATACCATTTTATTGGGTTACCAACACCCACTCTAGTTCCTAAATAATCATAAATCATATACGTTTTAGTATTATAATTTAGGACTACTTTATTATAGAAATAATCATCATTATTAAATACAAATTTATTAGGTAGTGAAGATTGTGGAACTGTCATCATTCTTACATAAACACCTTGCTTAGCATCAAAAAATTTAACACTCATATAAAAAGTATCTAAATCCACAAATGTTTTTGATTTTAACCAATAAATAAAAAACCCTTCTTTTTTTGACGGTTTACTTGGTGATGGTATATAATCTAATAAGAATTTAGGTTTATCAACATTAACATTTGTTAGTGTTGGTGATATATTTATTTTTTCAAAAATACCATTATAAGCAGGTAAAATTATTGTGAAGCAATTAACTTGTTTTACACTATCGGTCGTATCATAAAAATCTAATTTGAAGAATGATTTAATAAAAGGTTTTGCTTTGTAATATAACTCTTGACCTGTAAATCCTTCAGATATATAACTATTTCCCCAATCAGTTATTGTTGATGCGGTAACGTTTGATGGGACTCCAGAATAAAAATAAAACTCATAATCTATCAAAGTTATTTCTTTATTAGTATAAGAGTCATGAGCAAACCTTAAAACCTCAAAGTCTTCAGGTAAACCCGCAATAACTCTTAATACATCTTCTTGATATACATCAATACTATCGTCTCTCCCTAAAAAATCCCATTGGATTTCTATGGGAATAGATATACTTTGATTAGTCCCTGGTACAGTAAATTTATATTTATTATTCACAATCGTCAACAGTTGGTTCCGCAACTACGGTATTATTTGTTATCCCATAATCATAAGTATCCCCTTCACTAATTAATCTGAAAATAATATCTCTATATGGGTAGTGGGCGTTATTTAAATATGTATAATTAACCCCAACATTTTCAGTGTCAATAAACCCATATGGGTATAAATCCCTCCAAATAAATTGGTTAACTGTCGTAGAGTAATAAGCATAATCAGGTATACCTACAACATTTTGGCTATCAGCTTCTTCAAGATAATTAGAGAACGCCCTTATTTTTAAAGGATAGTGTGGCTTATAATAGTAACCACGACAATTATCACCAAATGGGTTTGAGTCAGGAGTTAGTCCAATATTAAAATAATAAGGATTAAACCTAAATTTATGATATAAATCAGAAATAACTCTTTCAGTTTGTTCCGAGTTATTCCACTCACAGTAATCTCCTAAAACTATATCTCCCTTTTGTACTGGTCTTATATATGTAAATGGTTTTCCAGGTATTCCTAATGTAGTTGTATAATTTAAAACCGAAAATCCCGCATCTGAATTCGTGTTAGAATTAGCCCACCAATTATTAGGTGCGTTAGGGTTGGTACTTAATGGTTGTATATTAAATTCCCATCCTTGTTTTAATCCATAATAACCACCACCAGGTCTTAACAAACCAAAAGTCCAACCCATATAACCTTTCCACACTATAGTGTAAAATAATTCACTTAAGGGTCTATTTTGATTATCTCTTAATGATGAAATGTCAATGTCTTCATTAAATGAGGCCGTATACACAGTATTACCATTTTTTAATGATATTCTACTTTGTTTATTTGGTGTATAGGTTGCCCTTTCATTCTTTTTTTGTTGTTTAAATATCTGTTGCTCAAATCCTGATTTACCTAATACTAAATCATCACTTTCAGTTAAAATTTTATGTCTTCTAACATAATATTCCGAAATAGTATCACCACTATTATTAATATCAATTATTCTTTTAAAAGTACCCGTCACACCACTTACAAATGTGGTACCTGTAAATCCAATATCATAAATATTAAAAATATATTCATCAGTCCCATAGTATGGGTCACCTAACGAATATACTTGGAACGTATCTTGACCTAAATAATCAATACTTAATTTAACATATTCCCCAACTGAAAGTCCGTGAGTTATAGGGCACCTAAATGAAATAACTGTCTGATTTTGGTCCATGGTTCTATAAACAACAAATGGTATTCCATCAGATGCCACCCAATTTAAAGTAGTGTTAGAATCTTTATCAAATGCGGACATTTGTTTATTTTTAATGTTATCATACGCATAACTCATGTTAATGGACCAATTATATGTGTCAGCACTTTTATTAATAAAAAATTTATGTATGTTATTGGTAACATCAGGAGAAGTATAACCTGAGATATCATTATCAATCCTCATAAAATCAAATTCATAATATTGAGGATATCCCGAATAAAGACTTATTGAGCTTAATGTACAAATATTCGTAACTAATGATTGTACATTTTCATAATACAATGATGATTTATATGGATAATATGATGTAACACCAGAATATTTGTTATCAAACAATAATGATAATTTAGCGATAGGTCTGAATATTGTTGACCTTTGTCTTTCGTCATCATATAACTGTTGTAAATCAAAATTGATAGTTCTATCAAATTCAATATTTTCTTTAACCGTCTGTACTAACGGTACTTGAAATAATAAGTTGCTATTAGGTGCTGACTTGTACCTTAAAGACCCCAATACTACTCTATCTTCTATTCTACTACTCATTAATATGTTATATCATCAAAATCTACCCAAGATTCTGCAAATTTATCAAAGGCCGTTCTACCTTGTCTTAAACCAAAATAAAAATAAAAAGGAGCTCCCATTAAAATTGATTGTTGAGGTGCCGTTGGTTTGTACCAATAAGAGACATCAGCGTCAATGTTACCTGAAGAATTCACCGCATATATATATCCTTTAAAATAATCAGTTTGGTTAAAATTATTAGGTCTAAAATATCTAGACGATTGTAATAATCTATCTAAGTCTTGATATCTGTGAGAAAATAATTCAGTTGAAAAATTTAAATTGGTATCCCAATTATTTATTTGTCCTCCAAATATTGTTGGTTTATTCGCAATAGACCACATGTAGAATGGTACTCTTTGACTAAAAACAGGAATGTCTTCAAGAGCACAATTTATTGTACTAAAAGGACCTATACCCGAATAAATATTTCTTTTAGGTGTGATATAATCTCTAGCCTGCAAATTAGATTTAAAGAACACACCAATAACATTATTAACTCCAAAAATTTGAGAATATGAATAAATATCATTACCACCATAATACCCTTGTTCAAACGGATACACCCCAAACTGAGAGTTAGTGGCTATTAATTGAGCATAATCACCGTCAACAAAATCATTATCCCTTTTAAAATAAGACAATACACCACCAAAATTAAGTGTATTAACTAATCTAGCTACAACTAACAAAGTTAATAAATCGCTAATATCATTAAATGTTGTGGGTGATAATCTATTTAAAATATAACCGTCATACTCATTTGTAATTGATACTTCTTGTAAATATTTTTGTTTAGGTCCTAAATCCATAATTGTGGTAGGGAACATCATATTAACAACGTTACCTTTGTATTCATTATAGTCAGGTGCCTCTCTACCTATAAACTTATTAGTGTAAGTGTATGGTGCACTTCTATAAAAGAAATTATTATTAGTTTGGTCTAAGTATATGACATCAGTACAATAAACAGCGTATGGGTCATTATTATTATCAAAAAATGTATTATTTTTAAACGGGAAGTGATATAAAACACCATTCACCCAATTGTTTGTGAATACATGACCAAATACGTTTTGACATACACCATACATAGTTGTATTTCTAGCAAACCATTCAACCATATAAAATAAATCTATAGGTAATGAAAGCAAAGGTGTTCTAAGGAAAACATAACAACCATCTTCCATAGTTGGTTGCCCTAATGTGGTATAACAATTATCACCAGGAGGTGCTATGGTTATTTGACCATCACTCTCACTATAACAACCTAAAGGAACCATATTTTCACATTCAAAAGAACCTAAAATATCATTACCAACAATATTACCCCACCCATCATCAGATAAATCTTGACCACCACCATCAGTATATAGTGAATTAGTAATATCAAAAGTGGTTAACACACCACCAGAATCAAAACCATAAACAACCAAACTACCATTTTCAAAAAGAACATATTGATTTGTTAAATTACTTTGAGTTGTTGTAGAAGAGGGTAATCTGTCAGACCTCATAACCATCTGTCTACCAGATGGTCCTAATGTAAAACTAGTTGTTAATGTTGTTGGGTATATTGTTGAGTATACTTGTGAGGTTGATGTTGGGTTTGCCACAGGTATTAATGGGATTGTAGCGTCTAAATAAAGTAGTGAGCCACCCTCAACTTGTTCATTAATTAGGTATCCTCTGTTCTGAACAACTGATGAGTTAAATGTCGGTGTAAACCCTGTACAAGATGGTCCAAGTATTGTTGAGTTATTCCATTCTTTAGTCATTTCATTTAATGGATTAACACTTAACCCATTATTAGGTGAAATTAATGTTGAGTTTGTTGGTGTTAATGGTTGAGACGCTTCATCAAGGTTTGAATAATACTTAGTCATCGTACTTGTAAATGCACTGAACTGTCCTCCAGGTAAAAATTGGTAAGAGTCATAAAATAATTTTTGTCCTGAGTATGCGTCGGTTGCATAACTATTAGATATAATCAACGGTGAATCGTGTTTAACATTCCTTAATTTACCTTGTATTGGTATATTAAGATAGAAGTCACCCTCAACAATAGAACTCGCATTTCCAAATGACGAATAACCATAAAGTTTACTTAAATCATATCTACATTTTGTTTTAGTTGTATTTGGGTCAACTCCTCTAACTAAAAATATAATATTTTGTTCATTATACCCCGAATAACAAGATACAGGTGACAAAGTATCGGGAATCATACAATTATCATCATCAATTGTTAAATAATACGCAGGGTTCTTAATAAAACGTTCAGGTAATGAATCAGGTAATAAATTGGTAGAATCCGTAATAAAGTTGGATACTTTTTTTATTTGTAAAACTTGGAAATACTCAATATCCATAGGATATTTAGCATATAACACATCTTCAGTAAATGCGGTTAATGTATAGGTTACCGATAAATTACCAGTGTTTGAGGGTGATGCGTATTCAACAACTCTATTATATTGATTAATATTTGAAAATGCTGTAGGGGTACCTATCGTTGTTCCTGTTATCGCATTATTACTATAAATATTTAAAGTTGAACCCGTTAAATTTGGGTCATTAGATATTGTAGGGTTATTAAATGTTAATACTTTTCCTACTTGGAACTTGCTGATGTTTTTATCATCTACAACTAAACAAACCACATTATCTAAATGCCAAGTAGTGTTGGGGTTATTGATATTAGTATCAAAGGTTACTTTAATTTGATTAACCCCTCCACCTGGTGATATCGTTGGGTCAAAATATTTACCCTTAGTATTAAATAAATTCATTCTATTCGCCAAAGTTAAACTTGAACTAAATAAGTATGATGGTGGTATAGTAACTAAATTAATTAACCCTTGTGATTTATTTGTAATTGAGGTATCTGAAAGTCCTGCCAAAATTTGGCCAGTTTTATTTTCATAAGGAGAATTACAATTATATTGACCCGCATCATAAAAACTACTAAGAACACCTGCACTACCTAAACCAGCATTAGTCTCATTAAGAGAATCTACCGTAGGATTTGAGGGTGGTGTTGATGGCTCTGAACTAACGTCAGGATTTTTATCACAACGTTCACAATCAGGATAAGTTAAAAGACAAAATCTCATTTTAAATGAATAACATAAATCACCCAAGGAATTACCCGCTTCAATCAAAGCATTTCCAGCATTCTTTATTTTATCAGCAAAATCACCAGCACCTGGTATTAAACCAATAGCCAACCCAATTAGATAGATAATACCACCAATAACAACAAAAACTGTTGCAATAATAGCTAGTACAAAACAAGCAATAAACGCTAAAACATGCATTACAATTAACATAATCAACATAAATGGTAATAAAAACCCCATCATAATTGAGTATAATGTAAAATTAGCATTAGGGTCATATTGAGCGTCATTGGTTGGAAATCTAACTACCTCCGAATCACATTTATCGTCAGTTATTTGTTTAATAGCTATAAATCGTTTTTTAGATTTACCTTTTCTATATTCAGTTATATGACTTGATACGGTATATACTTTATTATACCTCATCTCATAAAACTTATCCTCACAATTAATCGCATCATTAATCATTTGTTGACCAAATGCTGTCATATTATCTCCGTAATCATCCCAATTTGTGGTAAATGCGTATGACCTTTGGACATCCGAGGCGTTTGGTGTTGTAATATAACTTGTCCACCCGTATTCTCGTATATTAGGTACTAAAAAATACCCTCTTTTTATTGAAACGTCTAAGGATGGTGGCTGATTATATTTAACTTTAAATCTATATTTTCCTTTAGTAGGTACACCTACATTCACATCGTCAGATAATACTTGTTCACCAAATTCATTTGTTGTAACATAATTAAGATTCATTGGTACGTTCACAACCCAAGCACCATTTTCGTCTATAACTTGACCACCATTTTCTAATTCAAATTCCTCTAATAAAGGTCTACCCTGATTATCAACATTAATCGTTTGTCTGATACTTTTAATTTGACCAGGACCTGTTATTAGAGAACATTGATTCCCCATTTTTTTATTAACTTTGCACCCCGTTTTAATTGCGGACATATCAACATCAGAAATTACTGAACCCATAAAAATAGCCGATGGTGTTATTTGTACATTAGTTTCCCTAGTTATATCAAAATCAGTTCTAGTTATACCTATATTACATATTTCAGGCTCCCCCCATAATGGCTCTACTTGAATGTTTCGTGAAAATGAAACTATCTGAGGTAGTGAATTTAAATTGGTTGACGCTTTAAAATTAAATCCATCAACCATTGCCTCAGTAGTAACCCCCATGTCTATTAAATCTTTTGGTGATAGAGAAAACTCACCAATATCGGACAAATCAATATCAACAAAAATAGTTTGTTCACCAGTGGGAACACCGAATATCATAAAGTCACCACTATCATTAGTTGTTGTGGTGTACTTATAATATTTGTCATAAACTTCAATTAATGTTTGGTCTAAAATAACATCATCCCTTTCAAAAAATGTTCCTGTAGGTACGTGTCCGTTATATGATGGTATATATGGTAATAAATTATATCTATACCCATCTTCATTTTGGTCTGTAACAGTTTTATATGGGTAAATTTCTGATATTATTGGATTTGTTGAATCCTCTTCGCTTAAAGGAATAAAAACAGATAACTTCGCATTAGGAATTCCAAGACCATTATTAACGCTAATACGACCAATAACCACACCATAATCTGAGCACTGTCTTGTGTAGATTTGGTCTTTTAATATTTTAAGAGATAATATCTCAAGATACTCAAATTCTTGGTCTATTAATACTTTAATTGATTTATCTACCCCAGGTGTTGTTCTTATCCTATAAGAATTTGACATAATAATCTTTTAACATAAATAGTTTATATACTATTTTTAAAAATAGATGATTATGAATAAAAATAAATTATCAACTGAAATTAACGGTAGATAGATTTTTAACTCTAACATTAATGTCTTTATTTGCGTACCTGATTTGGTAAGTTTGATTGGGTTCCGCAAATATTGTGTCATCAATTAATTCAATCTCTTTAGTTGTGCTATCAATATATCTTTGGGATGTTTGGGATGATGAATATTGTCCACCAACCTTATTAAAGACTTTAATGTCAGATACACTAATAACCCCATTTTGATTTTGAATCTCTTTTCTAATTTCAGATATATTAACATTTTGACCCATTTGTAAATTAATTGGGTCAAAATAATCAGAAACTAAATTAATTATTTGTGAAATAACGGCTCCCTGAGTCTGACTGTTATCCAACACCACATCAATGTTTAAAGCTAAATCAATAACATTAGCAGATTCAACAGAAATATAGTCATTAATCATTCTATAATTTGAAAGGTAATTGGCAACATTATTTTTTAACGTATTTGATAGGATTTCAGTCAGACTACCTGACTCATCATACGCCAACATTTGTATTTTTATTTTATTATTTTCTTCTGTGATGGCAACTTTAGCAGGTGCCCCAAACTGTGAAGGCATTGTTCTAATTAATGAATCATAATCGTTAACCGTTACGGCTCTTTTTTGAGATGAAAAGTTAAATCCGACCAAATTTCTAACCTCCTCCATTGTTGGGAAATTAGCGCCTCCAATTGCAGCAGTAACATTAGTACAACTTAGTGAATTAACTACCGTAGTATTAAATGATTGTGAAGGTCCATTTACAAAGAAAGAAACAGTTCCAATTTGAGTAATAACATTAACACCTAAATTACTACCAGTTCCACCACCAACTCTATATTGTATAAACAAAGTTGAGTTACCTTTTAAAGTACTTCCTAACGCTAAATTATTAGAATACTTATATAAGTCTAATTTAAATCCATTTCTAGCAAATTCTCTTAATTGTTCATCCGCCGATTGACTACCTCCACCAAATGTCATTTTTAAGAAACCTTCAGGTGTATATTCTGTAATAAATTTAGTACTTGTTTGTATGTATTTACCAACCTTTATACCAGGTTTATCAGATACTTTAGTGGGGTCTTCAACAAAAACTCTATCTTCAGCTAATGCACTAACCTCATACCATCTATTATCTAACCCTAAAAATTCTTGTGGTGTTGGTACATTAGTATATTGAGTTCCGTCTTTTAATAGAACACTTGTAATACCTAAAACATTTTTTTCAGGTAAAAATAACTCATAAAATGGTTTTACATCATTTGCCGTTATTACTTTTTTGAATACTTTTGTGGTTCCATTAACAACGGTTTCTCGTTTAACAATAGTGTAATTTTCTAACTTGTTATCTGAATTAAAATTAGGTATCTTTAATCTATTAGGATAACCTTCGGAATTAGTAGGTGACGCAAAATCAATATCATATACAGTTTCAAATGACTGCCCCGCACCATTAACTTGTGACCCTCTTCTTAATATACCACAATATCTTAAATCTTCTTTATCACCTAACGCTGGTACCGTAATTGAGAAATCAACTAATGCAACAGAAGGTCTTTGACCTGGTATTTTTAAACCATAAGTTCTCGCAATATTAAAGATTGATGATGGTTGTTGTGCGTATTGTAATACCGTCTCCTGAATACTTCTGTCAATATTAAATTGTAGGTTGTCAGTAACAGCCGCATTTAAATCAAGTAATACTGAGAATACCGAAGCGTCATTAAAATTTTCAACTAAATCAGGATAATAAATTTTAGTGAAATTAACTAACTCAGTCCTAATTGATTGGAAATCTCTAGTTGTATACGATATTTTTTTATTTGCCATAATTTTAAATGTTAATAATCACGAAATCACTCGCGTTAAATGCTTCGTTAGTAACAATATAATCTATCCTAACTTTTGCGGTATGTTCTTTTTCAGATATTCCAGGTACTCTAAATACTCGTTCATCATTTTCAATAAATGTTCCTTTATCTTCTTCACCTTCTGAAGCGGCTTTAATTGATATATTAGTTATTTTTAATTCAGGTATATATTGTTCAACCGAGTCTCTAATTTCAGATTCAATGTCGGAAAATGTGGGACCATCTAATGGTTCAAAAATAAATTCATATAATCTAGTTCCAAAATCAGGTAAATAATATCTAGTACCTTTTCTTGTTAATAAAAGGTGAATTAAATTAGACCTGATTTCTTCGTCATTGGTAACAGATAAATCCAAATATTTACCATCAAACGAATCTCTAAAAGGAAAATTTATACCATATGTAATCCCATCTGCCATATTATATAAATATAATGTTATAATATTTTCAATAAATACATATAAAATAAAAAACTCCCGACAGTGCCGAGAGTTTTGTAAGTTATTTTTTTTCTTATGCCGAACATCCAAAACATTCAAACTCAGAGTCCGTAGGTTTTTGTGGTAAAACCTCAACAGTAGGTTTTTCTGTTTTGTTGGGTTTTTCCATTTTGGAAACATCTATCGCCAAATGTTTAGCCCCCGTTGATATTGCCTTTGTTCTTACATAATAACAAAGAGTTTTCAATCCTTTTTCCCATGAATGGAAATGAGATGAGGTAATTTTTGATAGTGTTGGATTTGACATATATATATTCATTGACTGTGATTGGTCAATAAATGGAGCCCTATCCGCACACATATCAATTAATTCTCGTTGTGAAATCTCCCAAATAGTTTTATACTTTTTAATTAGGTGTTCAATTCTTTTAACTTTGAAATTATACTTTTTATCTTCTTGGTCCAAATAGTTATTAAAATTAATATTCTGAATTGACCCTTCGTTGAATATGATTTCGTTCTTTAAGTCTTCACCCCAAATACCAATCTTTTCAAAGTCATTAATTAAGTATTTGTTAACAATCATAATTTCACCTCCAACAACTCGTCTGTTAAAAATAGCTGAGTGTGCGGGTTCAGTCATTTCATATGAACCTGTTATCTTAGCCGAAGATGCAACAGGCATTTGAGCCGTGAATAGTGAGTTACAAACCCCATATTTCTTAACATCTTCTTTAAGTTGTGACCAATCCCAAAACAAATCACTTTCAGTTAATCCCCACATATCAAATTGGAAAATACCTTTTGACATTGGTGAACCATTAAAGAAATCATAAGGTTTATATTTACCTGACTTACACAATTCCATACTTTCGGTAATAGCTGCAAAATAAATTGTTTCAAAGATATCTTTATTCAATTGTCTTGCTTGTTCAGATGTGAACATATAATCCATAATAAAGAATACATCTGCAAGACCTTGTGTTCCAATCGCAATTGCTCTTTGTTCTAAACCACCTTTACGTCCTTTCTCGGTTGAATAACTATTGATGTCAATCACTTTGTTAAGTGTTTTAACAACTTTTCTAACTTCATTATGTAATAATTTAAAATCAAATTTACCATCAATAATGAAGTTCTTCAATACCATTGATGATAATGTACAGATTGCCGTAGTTTCCTCATCAGTATATTGGTAAATCTCATTACACAAGTTTGACTGTTTAATAACCCCAATGTTTTGATGGTTCGTTTTCTTATTAGCGTTATCTTTAGAACATAAATAAGGAACACCTGTTTCTACTTGGGATTCAATAATTTTATTCCAAACTTCTTGAGCCTTAACTTTTTTACCTAAACCTAATTCAACCGCTCTTCTATAATTTTCTTCATACTCATCACCATAACATTCTTGTAGTGGTTTAATACCTGATTTAAGAATATCATTAGGGCAAAACAAATACCAATCCTCGTTACTCTTTACCGCCCTCATAAAATTGTCAGGAATCCATAGTGCCGTAAACAAATCTCTCGCTCTTAATTCCTCTTTACCAGTGTTCTTTTTGATATCCAATAGGTCAAAAATATCTTTATGCCAAGGTTCAATATAGATAGCGGCACTACCAGGTCTCCTACCTTGTTGATTAAAGAATCTCAATGATTCATTTACAATTTTAAGATATTTTAACAACCCTCCAGCATATCCACCTGATGTCGTAATACGACTTTCTTTACTTCTTTGGTTTGACATACAAAGACCAATACCCGCAGCATCAGATGAATAAGTAGATATATCATTCATAGTTCCCAATAACCCATTTCTTGAATCCGAATTGTTGTAATGTAATACACAAGACGCTAATTGAGGAATCAAAGTTCCTGAATTAATCATGATTGGGGTTGCTTTTGAGATTCTTTGTTCTGATAACGATGTGTAGTAATCCATTGCCTCTTCATAAGATTCTGTAACCCATAAAGCAATCCTCATATACATGTGTTGAGGTCTCTCAATTACCTTACCATTAGGTAATTTAAGTAAATACATCTCTTGCAATGCTTTCCAAGCAAAGTAATCAAACTGATAATCGTTTTCGTGATTGATAACCGAATCAATTTTTTCAGCACCATACTCATCTATTTTTCTAATTAATTCATTGTGAACAACCCCTTCATCGTTAAGTCGTTTCATTGTAATAGAAAAACTTTCATTAGTATCTTTGTGATATGAAGAAATAGCCACGGAGGATGCTAATCTTGAATAGTCGTGATGACTACCAGTAAATGAAGCCGCAATTTCGTATACCAATTTATCCAACTCCTTTGTTGTAATAAATCCTTCAGTTGGAACTGAAGTTATTACTTTGATAAAAATCTCATCTGAATTGACGTTCAATCCTTTTGAGGCTCTTTTAACCCTATTGTAAATTTTTTGTGGATTAAATGAGACCTCATCTCCACCTCTTTTTTTAATTCGTAATGACATCATAATTAAATAAATCTTTTATTAAAAATCGTCCGTAAAAGTAATAGTTTCGTTCAGTTTTGCTTTTTGGTACTCCACAGTTCTTGATTCAAAGAAATTACCTTTTGTCTCAACCGCAATCTGTTCCATAAATTTAAATGGTTGTTCAACATTAAATTGTTTTTTACATCCAAATTTAACAAGTAATCCATCAACCACAAACTCAAGATATTGTTTCATTAAGTTAGAGTTCATCCCAATCAATGATACAGGTAATGATTCAGTGATAAACTCCTTCTCAATTTCCAAAGCCGATAACAAAATTTCTTTAATTCTTTTCTCACTTGGTTTGTTCTCAACATGGTGGTTTAACAAATGAATTGCAAAATCACAATGTAAGTTTTCATCTTTAAAGATAAGAGCATTAGCGTTACATAAACCTGGCATAACACCTCTTGACTTTAACCAAAAAATTGAACAAAAAGAACCTGAAAAGAATATCCCTTCAACCGCTGCAAAGGCCACCAATCTCTCCTGAAACGATGCGTTTTCAATCCAATCAAGTGCCCATTTCGCTTTCTTCTGAACCGCTGGTAACCTATCAATTGCGTTGAAACATTCATCTTTTTCCTTCGGATTATTAATATAAGTATCTATTAAAAGAGAATACATCAGCGAGTGAATGTTTTCCATAGCAAGTTGCATTCCGTAGAAGAACTTAGCTTCAGGGTACTGTACCTCTCTATAGAAGTTCTCAGCCAAGTTTTCATTAACAATACCATCAGAAGCGGCAAAAAATGATAACACATTTTTGACAAAATATTGTTCATTTTCAGACAATTTATTCCAATCTCTAATATCATCAGTTAAGTCTACTTCTTCAGCGGTCCAAAACGCCGCTTGATGTTGTTGGTAGAATTCCCAAATGTCATTGTGTTCAATTGGGAAAATAACGAACCTACCAGGGTTTTCTTTAAGTATTTTTTCCATATTATTCCGATTTATCTTCTTTGTTTTCGTTAGTTTTCTTTTCTTTTCTTCTTTCCATCAAATCCTTGATTCGTTGTCTGTTTCTTTCCTCTTGTTGTTCTTCAAGACCTAAGAATGTTACTGATGTTTCAGTGTCAATTTCCAACATCCCGTTATCAAACTTACAGTTTTCAAAAACAACACCATCATCACCAATACGAGATTTAGTGATGGCAATAGTTGCCAACTTCATCTCCTTTTGTTGTAGTGTTTTTGCTACCGATATGATAACGTGACCCACTTGTGCTTTCTTAATTGACCCACCCATTTGGTCTGTGGTTACAACCTCAGATGAAATAGAACTTCTATTACCTTGTGTTGCCGTCCAACCTACCAAGTCAAGTTCATGACACATCGCTTCAAAAGACCTCATTACTGAACCCTCAGATTTCCACTCATCACCATTTTGTCTGTCAGGTAGAACACAATCAATATAATCCAAAAGAACCATATCAATCTTTGTTCCGTCAGCAATCATTTTTCTGATTTGGTTTTTGATTTGTAACATACTCATAGTATCCGAAGGTAATTTTTTCAAGATAAGTTTGTTTTCCATCTTATCTTTTATCTCCTTCACTTTAGTCATAACCTCATCTTTTTTAACTGACAATTCATCAGGGTGAACTTTAGTCCACAAAGTTATGTGTTTTCTTTGGATAATCTTAGGGTTATCTTCAAAAAATATTTGAAGGACATTATATCCTAAATTAAATGCATTGTTTGAGATTTTTGTAAGTAAGGTTGATTTACCCACACCTGTTGGTGCCAACACGACACCAATTTCACCTTTAGCCAAACCACCTTTTAACAATCTGTCAATACCTGCAATTCCCATAGGGACTGGGTGTCTGTAATCTTCATTCAACACCTCTTCCAACTCAGAGAAGACATCTTGCATACCATCTTCTCTCTCCCCAACTTGTAATGCGGTTCTTACTAATTGTTCTACTTTGTCGTAGTTTTCAAACTCACCACCATCAATGATTTTTTGAGCTTTGTTCATTACCTTTTGAAGTTCTTGTTGTTTACAAAACTTCATTGCTTTGTCTTGTACAAAGTCCCCACCTTCAACGGGAACCTCTTTAATTTTTTTAATGGTATCAATAACCATTTTAGACGCCAACTCTTGTTGTAATTCAGATTTTGTAATCTGTTCCAATGTGTCGTATGTTGGTGTATGTTCGTATTTTGAGTAATACTCCTTAATCATTTGCATAATTAATTTGAAGTATTTGTTCTCAAAATAACTAACCTCAATCACATCAATTATGGACCTCGCAAAATCCTTATCAACAATAATTTGGTTTAATAATTGTAGCTGAAAACTGCTACCTAAATAATCAAAATTTTTCTTAGAACTCATATAATTTTACCTTAATATATCATAAATATTACGCCCCAAGACTAACTTCAAGATATTTGTAAGTTAAATTTTTAGATGAAAAAATGTCAGTCAAAGACATAAGTAAGTTTTTTAGGTGTGGGCGTACATCCACGGTATATCTTATCTTAGGCGGGTATATTTTAGCATCAAATTCTCTATGACAAATTGTCTTGTCACCTTCTTTAATATATACACTAAAAGACTCAGGACCGTCAGTATATGACGTATCTAAAATCGCAGGATTGTTCATAATTTCATATATGTTATCTAACATATATGTTGCGGTTTTCATCTTCAATTCTTTCTCCAAATCAATTTTAAACTCTCTGATTAGATTATATAGTTCAATTGACGCCTTAGCCTTTGGGTTATAGTCTTTGATGTTAAATAACCTTTGAACAATAATGTTGTTGTTCACTTTCATCAAGAATTCCAATTTTGTAGTCGTTTGCTCTTTCATAATTTTAATTTTTAAACTTTCTTTTTTCTTTTCTAGCTAATTTTAAATAGGGTTTCAAGAAATTAACCCATTCATTATCTCTTTTTGGTAGGTATTTGAATAATCCATCTTCCATCATCATTTTCATCAGATTCTTATACCCCCTACCTTCAGGGTCTAAGGTTTCTGTGTGATAAAGTTCCACTATTTCTTTTCCATCATCTGTTATTAAAGGGTTTGACAAATCAACAATCTTTTCATTAATTACAAAAAACTCATCCCCAAAGATTCCATTTTTAGTTTTACCACTTAACAAGTTTTTTAATGCGGCATTATCTTTATCTTCCTTCAAAAGACCTTCAGCCTTTGTTAAAATATCGGTAACAGAAACTTCATTTTCAAGTATTTCAGGGAATAGTTTAACGAAAGTTTTCTCACCAAGGTAATAAATACCATCAATGTTATCTGACTTATCACCTGACAATATTTTATATGTTACCACATTTTGATGAGGTATCTCAATGTTATCTATTTTGATTTTATCTCCCTTCTTATAGACTTTCTTTTGTGATGGGGAGTAGATACTTACTTTGTCTGAAATAAGTTGTGTAAGGTCCTTATCATCTGAAAAAATAACTTTAGTTTCATCTTCTGATATTTGACAATAATAAGATATTAAATCATCGGCTTCGTTGTTTGGGATATCAATTTGTCTAACAAATGTTTCTTCCAAATATTGTTTGATTCTTTGTCTTTGTTCGTGATAAGATTCTTCATTAAAGTTTTTATAAACTCTACGATTTTCTTTGTACTGTGGGTATAATAGTTTCCGAGATGAGGAGTTATCCTCCCCATCCCAAAACACTACTACTTTATCAAAATTTTGTTCTTCAATGAATCGTCTGACGGTATTTAAAAAATGCCAAATCCCACCAACGTGTCTTCCTTCGTGATAAAATTCTTTAACACCGTGAAATCCTATTTTAAATAAATTATTCCCGTCAATTAATAGGGTTTTTGTCATTTTTTACCATTAAATGGTTCTACAATCAATCTTCAAATTCTTCTTCGGCTGTTGGTACTAACTCGTCTTTAAACTTGATGTCACCTTCACCACCTAATACTTTATTCCAATAATCGGAATATTCTTTCTTATACTTATCCAACGCAGTTTTATCATCCTTGATATAACCTTGTGGGACCGCAATAATCTTTCCATCTTTAAATGAAATACCATTCACATGGTTTTTCAAGATAGAAACTTTTGTTCTAATTGCGTATGACACCGTTCTACCATTTTTGGTTGCGGTAATGTGATTGATTCCCGCTTTCTTCTGATTACCAAACAAGAATACCAATGCCGATGCCAACCACAACGCTTCACCACCTTTGGCTTTAATCTCAGGTTGTCCAAATGGATTGTCAGGTAATTCTACCCAAGGTTGGTTAACAACTACCATTGTATTGTAATATGGGTAATCTTCTTTCTTTGATTTAGATATACGAGAGTGTAACCCCATACCAATCTTGTCAGCGAAAGCCGCTGCATTATGTTGTTTACCCCCTTTACCATCAAATGTCATCTTACAAGGAATTGAACCAACTGAGTCCCACAAAAATAATAAATTATATGGGATATCACCTTTCTCTTGTGCGTCAATAATTTCATTAATAAAGTCAGTTGCTTGTTCAATGTAATCAAACGAGTCATTGAAAATGAACATTCCATCCCAATCACCTTCTTCAGTTTGATTCGCTTCTAACCCCAATTCAACTGCATGTGTCCAAGACCATTTTTTTTCAGTAATAATGAATACGGGTAAATGTCCTTTCTTTTGAGCATCAGCGGCCGCCAAAATCATTGCGGTTGTTTTAGACGAGTTTGAGTGTCCCAAAAACATATTAATTCCACCCATCACAGGTCCAGGTAATCCGCACGCCTCATAGAATGCTTCACCACAATTATAATATGATTCGTCTTTGTATTTAGTTTTGGTAGAGTACTTACCTTTAATAGAATCTAATGATATTTCTTTTTTCTTAATAGCCATAAATAAATGTATTAATATTTAATAAAAAGATAAACCCCATTTAGGGGTTTATCGTAAAAATAATCAATTAGAATGGTAATTCCTCGTCAGCGTCATCATCCGCTTGTGGGTCAACATAAGTTTCTACCTTTGCAGAACCTCCACCAAATGATTCTTCAGATACGGATGAATCACCGTAAGTATACTTACCTAATACCGTATCCCATTTTGGTGTTTGTCCGTTAGCAATCGCTTCCAAATACTCAACAGGTTTTTTAGAATACACATCTCTCCAAGTTAATTCATCATTAACCCAAGTATCAGCAGTTTCCTTGTCTTCATGTACAGGTGTTGGGTCATCATACATAACCGTTTGGATAACAGTATACTCTTTTCCTTTAGGGGTTTTAGCCTTTGTCAACTCAAGGATAATATCTCTTCCTTTATCAGGGTCGGTGATATCTCCTTTTGCTCTCCAAATTGGAATGATTTTGTCCAACACACCTTCATTCTTGTAATTGTGTTTGAAACGCCAGAATTTAATTCCGTCTTGTTCGTTATCTCGGTCAATAACTTTAACAATGTAGAATTTACGAGCTCTGTAATCAGCCGCAAGTTTTTTATCACTTTCTTTTCCTGTTGATGTTAACTCTTCATAAACTTCGGAAAGAGGTGAACGCTCGTTGTCGTTCTTTTCAGGGTCGTACAACTTTACGTATTGTCCGTCCACTTGGATTTCGTGGAACCACGCTTCTTTAAATGGTGAAGAACCATCTGTAGTTGGGAGAATTCTTAGTCTTTTCTGACCTTGTTTCTCATTCTTGTCCAAGATAGCTGCGAAGTATTTCTTCATTCTGTCTTCTTGTGACATTTTTGGGGTGTAATTCCCCGACTGTTGTGATTTCTCGTACTGTGCAAGTACTGCGTCTAAACTGTTTGTCGCCATATATATTAAATTAAAAGTTTACTAAAGTATAATATTAAAATTATTGTCAGTCAAATATGTCAGTCAAAATAAACGGGCCGAAACCCGTTTTTTTTTTATCGTAGTCGTTTAAAGTTATTCAAGTCAGTTTCGTCCTCCTCAAAATTTCTGAAAGAACGTTTAATATCGGAAGGTGAAAATTCTTCAACTTCATCTTTTGTTAAAATATATTCATCTCTCCCTAATTTTTCAAAGTCTTCTTCTTTGTCTTCAAAATAATCTGTTAGTTTTTGATTAAATGGTCCCGAATCTAAAGACCTTAGTTCTAATTTTTCTTCAGGTGATTTTGTTCTATATTTTTCAATCTTAGCTTCTAAATCATTAAGTTTGTTAACAATACTATCCATTTCACCCAACTTATTTTCAAGGTTTCCTAAATGGTCAAATAATTGTTCAAAATATTCTTCTTGTTTTTGTTCAACATTTTTTTGTGATTTAACTAAGTCAGTTATTTCTAACTCTTCTTTATCACTTTCTTCTTTTTTATCATCAAGTTTTTCAACGTCAGGGTCATTTGCAACATCAACAGGACCTGTAGGTGCCGCACCAGCTTCAGGTGATGGAGGAGCCATTCCTGCATCAGGTGCTGGAGGCGCCATTCCTGCATCAGGTGCTGGGGGTGCCATTCCTGCATCAGGTGGTGGTACATCACCAGCGGGTGGTGGAGGTAATTCGGCATCTTGCTCCATAATGTAATTATTGATTGAGTTATACCTTTTTAACTCATTTAAAATTTTAACATCTATCTTCATGTCCTTATCCATTTAATAATTGTTTAACTCCATTCTTAGTTTCTACTTGAATTTTTTTGTTCTTATTAAGAGTGTTATCAACTCTCTCAATTAATCCATCTTTCATTCTAATAGTGTAACAATCACCAGTATCTAAATCACATACTTGTTTAGTACCGTCACCCATATCTTTTTCCGTTGTCTTAGT